GGGTTGCCATCCCCTAAATAGGACGCGCATATCGTCACGCCCGTTAGATTTCCTGTCGCGTACACTTTCAGCGAGTGGCACACTTGCACCTGCCTATCGTCTACCCATAGCGCACCTGTCAGCCCGTCTAATACGCTGCGCGTGAGCTTGTCTATATCGCCGGCACGATGGCTTATCGGTATGCCTGGCGCGGATGGCTTGACTTTGCGAGCGTTGCGTCCTGTGCCGAAGTGGCTAGCGGGTCTACGCAGATAGAATGTTAGCGCGACGTTAAAGCCGCCCATGCGTGGCTCGCCTGGTCTTGCGGCTAGGCATGCGGCGTGGATGGCCTTCTCCCACTTGCCTCCGTCCTTGTGCTTCTGCGTGATGATGGCGCGGCACTTAGCGCGTAGGTTGGCTACGTTGTGGGCCAGGATAGGGAACGGAGCGCACGGCTGGACGAATGCCATAGCGCTGCCCTTTGTTACCGGATCGCCGTCAACGTGGAAGGATATGGACGGGTATGGGGTCAATGCGTCTGGCTCCTGTGTATGCGGCGGCTCACGGTATAGCCCACGGTTCAGCGAATAGGCCGGCTACCGCTAGGCCAGCTCCTACTAAAGAGAATAGGATGCCTATTATCAGAGATGCTACCAGGACGATTACTAGCAGCACGGCAAATAACAGAACGCGGGCGGATTCCTCTGGATTGGGTTGCGTCATGCCTTGCCCGTCCTGCGTGGCCTTACCCGGCCCCATATCGCGAACGCCCTGCCGAATATGCGGAGCGAGCGATACCATATGAGCGCACGCCATAGCGGCATACCGTCCTCGCGGGCCAGGTGTACGAGTAGCTTATCGGCGGCGCGTCTATATGTCCACGGTATAAGATCCGCGTTCATGGCCTGGTAGAGCACGTCATGGAAGAATGCGGCACGGATGGCGTCCGGCGTGTCTATGGTCGGCCCGCTCGGCCCATCGGAAGCGTAACCGGGCATGATCGATAGGTGCCCGCTGCGTAGATTGGCGAAGGGTAGATCGAAGTCTGGCGCATCTTTAAGCGCAGGAACGTACATCCCATAGCGCTCCGTCGCGGTGTACTTGTAGCGGCCGCGTCGATCTATCTTGTACTGGAATGCCATCAAGCCGCCTCAATCGGTGCTAGCTGCTCCCGCGCCAGCACGGCCAGCTTCGCCCACATTGCGCGGTCCTGGTACTTGTCGGCGTATGTCTGTAGCCAATTCTTGCCGCGGGCGCAATCGCACGGTATGTGCCATTGGTGGCCCCGCAGTAGCGGATCAGAGTCTAGCCATTGGCCGTGATCGCAATACAGTATCCATCCATCGGTACACGTCCCGCAGCCCATCTTAGCCGCCGGCATATTGCCGCGTAGCTCGTTGATCTGATGGATCAGTTCCCCTACGCCTGGATGCTTGCGCCACTCTTTCCGGCGTGCCATGTAGCGGATCGCGCCGACAAGCTCCTTGCGTGTAGTGGGCGATGCGCTGAATGCCTCGCGTAGTTCCTGCTCCCATACGGGTATATCCTGCGGCGGTACGGCGCGGAAGCTGATGCGCCATACGTCCATCCAGCCGGGTTCGTTGCTATCGTCGTATCTGCTCATGTGAATATGCTTTCGTGGGGTTGTGAGTTCTTTGCATCTTCCGCGGCCCGCCATACCCAAGATGCGGCATCCATGGCGGCATAGTCATTCTTCGTGGTCTTGCCTTTCGATTCCTTCCATGCGTCCAGGGCGGATATAGCCCGGTCCACGGTATCCGCGCCGTGCTTGGCTACGAGCTTGGCGTGCTCGTCGGGCGTTAGCCTGACCTTGCCGAACTCGCCGTAGGTGTCACAATGCGATAGGCGGCTGCCATTCCCGCCCGGCTGTCCCTCTCCCTTACCCTTACCCTTACCCTTACCACTACCACTACCGTCGTAAACGGATTCTTCGATCCTTGAAGTATCCTTATCGTATCCCTCTAGTATCCCTGCGGTATCCTTAGACCTAATAATCCAATGGATTTTGTCCGATTGGCACGCTTTAAGCATCGCAGCAACGATAGGCACAGGCATTCTAATCAGGGTTGCAACGTCATCGGCCGTCAATGGCCGCCCGGCCGCTGTGCCGTCCTCTGTGATGAAGCCATTGCGCGGCTTAGGCTGGCGGGATAGTACCTGGATCATGGCTACCCACGCGCCGAACATGGCCGGGCCATTCTTCATACCGACAAGCCGCGTATAGCCTAGCCCGTGCTTGCACGGCATATAGCATTGATTCTTGACGTTATAGGTCTTGCTCTTGGCGCTCTCGAACATATCCGGCCACATATTCACGCGGTCCGCTTCTGGTTCATTGGGCATGACGCCCCCTAAAAGCACTAAACCGCCCCGCATAGCGACAGAGGGAGAACAGCCTGCGCGTGGATAGCGCCGATGATAGCCCAACTATGCGGGACGGATTAGCGGATTCGGGTTGCATGGTCTTGGCTGTTCATGTCCTGTCTATCTGCATCTATACGCCTATGCGGGTGCGTTGTCAATTCTATCCGGCCCTGGAGCGCACTCGCCGCCGTAGCAGCTCTTATAGATGTACTCGCGGCCGCATACCGGGCACGGCCCGTCAGTCCGCTTGGCGGCGTACATGGCCTTGCGCCACGGGTGGCCGGCGCTCGGCTTAGGCTGGCGCGGGTTACTCATGCTCGCCCGCTTTCCTTCCCGTACTTATCCCACGCCGCGGAGAACAGGCGCTCTCTGTGCGTGTCGTCCAGGCCGCCCCAGAAGTGCATGATGCCGAGCTTTAGCAGTCGCTGCTTTTCCTCGATGTATGCGCCCTCCTGCGCCCCGTAGACGGCTTCCAGTATGTCTGCTGGATCGGTATTGAAACTGTACAGGAACAGCGCCCGTATGTGAGCCATAGCGGCGGGTACGTCTGTCTTTGGCATGTCGTTTACTCCTCTTGTGTGTTTATTCATGGTCTAGCCTTAGTCGAAGCGATCATCTGGCGTCACGCTCCTCACTTTTCTGTACCACGCTCCAGGCGGCCGGTGAGGCAAGTCTGTACTCAAAAAGGCCCTTGCTTGCCTCGCCACGCCGGCGGCGCTCAATGGTATGACTTCCGAACCGTTCTTTGCGCAGGTCGCGCAATCGGGCCGATATGCTCGCCTCTGGTGCGCCAATAACTACTGATATTTCCTCCAGGGTTCTCCATGCTCCATCAGCCATTACGAGGTACACCCGCTTCATCTGCCCTCCGAGGCGGGCGAGATCAAGCCGCGGCTCAAACGTCTCACCATCGAACCAGGGTCTATCAAACAGATCCGGCGTATATCCTTTTGTTTCACTCGTGCCTGCTTTCATATTCATCTCTCCTTAGTTCCTTCCTTGCGCCTTCTGCTGCTTCGATGAACGCTTTCGCGACGGCCGGGACGATTGCATTGCCCGCTCCCCGCAGCAGGCCCACGCGGCCGGGTATCCCATCAGCCAGAGGGAAAAGCGCGGGTTCAACTTCCAGCCGGCCATGTCGGGCAGTCGGAACGTCTCGGCCTGCGTATGCAGAGCCATCCCTCCCTCCTTGTGATCCTTGCTCCCGTTGCCGTCCGTTGTCCGTGCCGTCGGGTAGCCCGCCGTCTGTGCCGCCTGAGTGTTCAGGCTCTCCAGCCGGCTCCCCTGTCCTCGCTCCGCATCCTCCGCCGTGCAGGTTCTCCACCCCTCCGTCTGTGCCGCCTGTAGACTCAACGGCGTTCCCCCTTGCTGATACTTGGCTTTTCGTTGCGTCTTGTCCTCCGCGCAGGGTGTCGTCCACCCACCGGGCAGGCACTCGCCTGGCTTTCCCGTCGCGGCAGGGCCACCAGACTGTGCGGGTCCAGTCAACGCAGCCACCCTCGGCAGTTGATCGTAGCGGTTCCGCTCGGTGCCGTCCGGGTTCCTGTATTCCTTCCACGTCGCGGGATCGCTGCAATCCTTCCCGTCGCGCCCCGCCGCCGTCGGCCAACCCGTCAGGTGACATTGCCTCATCAAGCTCATTTCGGCCTCGCCCCTCTCTGCCATCTCCACTGTCTTTGGACTGTCTCCGTCCATGCTTGCCTTCGGCGTACCCCACCCACCACAATCGCTGCCGGATGTGGGCCGCCCCGAAGCCCGCAGCGCACATATCTGCAACCCCGCAAACATATCCCATTGCTTCCAGGTCAGCAGATACTCCGGCGATCCATTCACGTCCATCGCCGCTTGCAACCTGCTCGCCAAACACGCTTGCAGGCCGGCACTGGGCGATGAGCCACCGAAAAGCGGGCCAAAGGTGGCGTTCGTCGTCAACGCCTTCGCCCTTTCCCGCGACACTGAATGGCTGACAAGGGCACGATCCTGTCCAGACTGGTCGGTCGTCGGGCCAATTAGCCATCCGCAATGCGAGAGGCCATCCGCCAATGCCTGCGAAAAAGTGACATTGTGTAAATCCGTCGAGGTCTGCCGGGGCGATGTCTCGGATGTCCCGCTCATCGACTACCCCGTCCGCGATCAATCCGTCCGCTATCAATTCTCGTAACCATTGCGCTCCTTTTTTGTCATGCTCGTTGTAGAATGCGCCGCCGCTCATGCCTCGCCTGCCTCGCCTGATTTCGTGGCGATGTTTGCGCGGATGCATAGTTCGCGTGAGTTGCGGACCCAATGCTTCCAATTCCCAGCGTGGCCGAGCGTCAGGTGGCATCGCTTCGCGCATAGGCTGATGAAGTTCTGCGGGACGTGCGCCAGGTCGGGGCGCTGCGACACGGGTTTGATGTGATGCACATGGATCGGACTGCGGCCGCAATACTCGCAGGTCGGGTGCCCCTTCCGATACGCATTCATCGCCTTGCGGGTCCGCCATGCCTTGCGCGGGTTCTTGACCGTGAATCCGGCATTCCGCGCCAGGAACGTCATCTGGTTATTGCCTGCGCTCATGTGCTCGCCTTCCGCTGCGTCCCGCGATACGCCCCGGTCATCTCATGCGTGGTCGGATTCAATGCGAAGCGCATAGCGATGCCGGCTAATTGTACCGCCTCCGCCCTGGCCGCCCGCCAATCGTGCGAGCGGATCGCGTCTAGTAGCTCGGCCTGCTCCTCGCATATCGCGCCGTATGCCTCTTCGGGGCTGTTCATCGGGCCGAACTTCTCCTCGGCGCGGGCCATTTCAAACGCTAGCACGTCAAGCGGATTGGTCATGGAATAGCTGCTCCTGCTCTCCGTTGCTGTATCCGCTGGCCGCTTCGATTACGTTGCGGACGGCCTGCTTGTAGTAGGCGGTCTTCAGCTCCACGCCTACGGCCTTGCGCCCTTCAAGTACGGCCACGTATGCCTCGCTGCCCACGCCCATGAACGGCGTGAATACTGTCTCGCCTGGATTGCTCCATAGGGTTATAGCTCGCTCGATAACGTCAAGCTGGAGCGGGTGTACGTGCTTCTCGTCGTCATCCTCACGCGCTTCCTTGAATGGCACTACATGGTCAAGCCGTATGTCATCCCAAAAGGCGCTAGCGTACTGCTGCCAGACCCATTGACTATAACGGTTCTCTATCTGGTTCCCCTTCCATCCGCGGAACCGGAGCGTATCTGCGGGCGGCTTTCGCTCGCCGGCATACTTCAGAACTCCGTTAGGCTTTTCAATGGGTATCGGATTATCACCGCGCTTTCTGAATATCAAAAGGTAGTCGGCATTGGCCGCCGCGCATCGGCTCGTATCTTCGCAGAATGTCTTATGATGTAACGACTTCATCATAGTGCGATTGCGTACCGTTAGCGGCTCCTTCCATACATGATAGCGTGCTACATAATGGAACCCGTGTTCCTCGTGTAGATTGATGATTTTGCCGGGCAGATCGAATAGACGATTGCCATATCCGCCCCGCGGAATATCGGTGCAATGTACAGCCGTCATGCGCCCTGGAATCGTTATGCGGCGGATATTGTCCACTATAAAGCCGTAGTGATCAAAGAAGTCATCCATATGCGCGTGATTGGAAAGATCCCGCTCGTCACCGGAATACATATAGATACCGCCGAACGGCGGAGAGTAGATAGAGAACGGGATAGACTCCATGTTGATACCTCCCATCACGTCCATGCAGTCGCCGTTATAAAGCGCGTAGCTATCTCCTATTGTCTGCCGCTCATCCATGCCGGAACCTCCATGTTAATACACTCGTATTCTATTCTCTGTATCGTTTCCGATTCGTGCATATGCCGCACTAGGCTAGCGAACATTTCCGCGGCCTGGTCCGACTTGCGCTGTAGATTAGACATAACGTCATGCCCGCCCGGCGTGGTTACTATGTCTACCGTGACGGGCCGCTCTTGACCGAATCGCCAGCAGCGCCGCACGGCCTGATAGTATGCCTCGTAGCTATGCGTGGGAAAAAAGGTCATATGAGCGCAATGCTGTAGGTTTAATCCCCATCCGAATATCTTGGGCTTACTCACAAGCACCCTCACGTTGCCCGCAATGAAGTCCTCGACGGCTTTCTCTTTATGCTCTATCGAATCGCCGCCCGCCACTTGGACGCAATCGGGTATCAGCTTCTCCAGCAGATCACCCTCCGCGTTTAGGTGGCACCATGCTATAGCAGGCTCGCCCGTATCATTGACTAATGACGCCACGCGCTCGCATCGTTCGTTGATAGTGCGCCGGGCCTCGTCGCGCTGCTCGGCTAGCCCTATCGCTACCATGTTGAACAGCATCCCCTCGGCCGGGTTGACCGAATCAATCATATGCTCATTAACGGTTAGCTCAGGAAGATCGAAGCGCGAACCATCGAAGCCTAGATCCTCAGGCGAACGCATAGCCCGCGCCCATGATGCTACCCATCTCCAGAACGGTTCAACGGCATGGCCCTTTAGCCGCCAGCCTGGATCGCGGCGGCCGTCCGCGTTCTGACCTACCCACTTCGCTGATGACGTGACGACCTTTGTGCTCTCGTCATTCTTAAAGAAGCGGGAAAGCATGTCAGTACGGTTCAATTCCCCTAGCGCCTCGCTTGACGTGCCAAGCTCTATCCAGTCATTAGGCGCAGCCGTGGCCGTCGCTAGCAGGCGGTACTTTTGCTTTACCATAAAATCCGTTACTACTTCGCGCCGCTTCCCGTGAAAGGCTTTGATCGCGCTACTCTCATCACATACGGTGCCGGCGAAGTCATGCGGGTTGAATAAGTGTAGGCGCTCGTAATTGGTGGTCACTATGCCCGGCATGGCCGTGCCATCATCGGAGCGGCGTACATCTATGCCGAACTTCGTGCCCTCTCTCACGGTCTGCGCGGATACGGCTAGCGGGGCGACTATTAGCACGGGCCGGTTAGTCTTGCGTACTACGTTCTCAGCCCATACTAGCTGCATAGGCGTCTTGCCGAGTCCGCAGTCCGCGAAGATAGCCCCGCGGCCCTTGCGTAGCGCCCACTCGACTAGATGCACCTGGAAGTCAAATAGGTCATCGTGCATCCATAGCGGATCGAATCCGTGATTGCCGCCTATCTGCGCTTTCGCTTCCAAGAACTCCGCATAGCTTCCGTTCCCGTTGCTGCCGCTCATAGCATCCCCTTCACCCGCTCATACGCCGCCGTCGTCTCCCCGCAGAAGTCCGCTATCGCCTGCGGGAATGCTGCTTGCCATTTCGGGTCCGCGGCAATCGTCCATATCTGCGAGGGTATGTGCGGCTCTGGCGTAAATAGTACGAAGTCGCATAGATCCACGCCGCATACGTGCATCTCGCATTGAATCTGCGAGACGTACTCGGCGGGTAACTTGCCGCGCAGGAGCGTGCCTATCATGCCCCGCCGCATAGGACACTTGATCTGTATTGTGCGATCCCCGCATATCCCATCAGGGCTGCATCCGTATGAAACGGTATTCGTGATGATCTTCTCGAAAAGTTCACTATCTTGACTGCCGGCGATAGAGTCGCTCGTGATGATGTTAGCCGAGAGGATGTCTTTATGCTCCGCATCGCCGTATACGAAGCCGACCTGCTGCACGTCGCGCCCCGTAGTGAACTCGTACCAGTCCCGTGCCCGCGGCTCTAGCAGATGCCCGCGCTCCATTGCCGGCGTGCTATGCTGCATCTCAACGCTGCGCGTTAGGCGCTCCGCGATCAGCCCGTTCATATAGCTCTTGCGGGTCTGGCCCTTCGTGGCCTCGCCGCTGCCCGTGATTACGTTGGCTATTGCGCTGGCAGTCGGTATGCCTAGCCGGGCGGTAAACCATTCCGCGCCGTTCTGCTCGCAGGTTAGCGCGACGGCATCGGGCCGCGTGCCCTGGACTCCGAGCGCGGCAAGGGTAGTCTCTGCCGGCGGATCGTGTAGCGTGGGCGTCATAAGGGCAACTCCTCATCCGCCGCGGTTAGCTTCCGCTTCACCGTTGCCACGGCCTCCGCGTACATGCTCGCGGGTAGATCCGCAATGCTCTCGGCCTGCGCCCACGTTAAGAGCTTCTGCCCGGTGCCGCTCGGCGTCTGCGCGAGCAGCTTGCGGAGCTGGTCGGCCTGGTCCTCGGTTATCACTTCCGCGCCAGCGCCCATACCCGCCCCGCGCCCGTCGATGTCCTCGTCCGCGTCCACGATTCCGAGCGCCGCCTTGAGCGTATACCGCTGGAGATATGTGGCCGTGCTGCCTTCCGCCTGGATCGCGTTCTTGCTGCCGGATGTATCGGGCGGGGCGGCCATGCAAGTAGACTCCGCGTGACCGCCCGTATGGGTTAGCACACAAG